AGCGAGCTGGACTTGCATGACTCCTTCGAAGTCGTTCTCGTACCAGATATGATCGAGCAGAGCCTTCGCGCTCTTTGCGGCGAGTTTATCCTCAAGCTCGTCATTAGTCGGCAAGATAGCCACCGCTGGACGGAACTTAACTAAGCGTGATGCTCTGTTCTTGGTTAGATCGAACAAGTGGTTCGCGACCACTTTGCGCATGAACGAGCTTTTGTCAGCCCCACGGTCACGAGCGTCTACACGAGATTCTAGCTCTTGATACTGGATACCTTTGTAGAGTGCCAGGTTACGGCGCATGACCCGAATGCGATCACGAGACTCGCTTTCAAGGAAATCACGCTCACCCTTCAGCCATTCGAGGATATTCTTCTCGTTATCAGGATCATCAAGGTCTAGCGAGTAAAGCGGTTTTGAAGGTCTGACGTAGTTTCCTTCATTATTGAGATCGTCAAACGAGTAGACTTGATCCATCTGTTACCCCACGTTGTCGAATAAATCTTTAGACAGGCTTTGCTTTACTTCGTCTGTCATCTTCTGAAAGCTCTGGTCTGCTGGAACTAACTGTACTGAGTGAGTACTCTTTTGCATAGCCCGCAACTCCACCAAGCCCCAGAATAGGCCAGCAAGACAGATCATTTGAAGCACTCCAATAGCGAGTACAAAGGCGGCAATCGTCATCATTTCAATATCCCCAATCATCTACTTGTTCGCCCGTCTCCGTAAAGCCAGGAAAATCATCTTCAATTCTAGCGCCCCTAAACATTGGATCAGCCTCTCTTATGTATTCCGTAGACTCATTTAGACTGTAGTGGGCTGCGCCTAGTAGGTACCTAGAGCAGTCTAAAAGGTGGTCGTGTTTCTTCACGATCCTGCCCTCGTCGTCCTTCTGATAGTTGTCTGCTTCCCAAAACCATTTAGAGCAATGTTCTGACACAATCCATTTCTGTGCAAGCATCACGTCTTTGATCAGGGATAGTCCGGTAGTCTTATCGTGTTTAGACTTTTGGGTGGGCTCAAAGGGTAGCTCCCAGTGCTCTAGCATCTCATTGGCGAACCACGCTTCTGCTTCGTCATAGATAAAGCGCCACTCGCCTTTATGGAGCGCCCGAGTCTTTTGAAGGATACGCCCGCCGATACGCTTAACGGTCATCTCCTCTTGGCGCTGCTCATAAATCTCGTCCAGCAGGTAGACTTCACGAGTGTAGGGGTTAATCGCGGCGAACAAGACAGCGAAGGTAGAAGCACCAGCGGGGTCGGCGATGCAGTACCACTCTAAACGCCTCCGGTCCTTCTCGATGCTTTGGAAGAGTACGCCATGGGGTTTAACCATCTTCTCCGATAGCATCGGGAAGATGCGTTTCGAGCCGCCGCGCACGAACTCAGCCATGTACTCCCTGAACCATTTGTCCTGCTCACCACGGGCTGTAAGTTCTGCCTGTTTCTTATCAAGCCAGTCAGCAGAGATATGGGGATTCGAGCTGGTAGGGAACTTGAAGAAAGCTTTGCTTGAATCTTTAGCCCAAGAATGAGCGACCTGATTAAACTGCCCGTCGAACTCAGGGGGGGTACCGATGACGAAGAGCGGGGTATCGTGTGCAGCTCGGTTAGGGTCGTATGCTTCATAGAACTCAGGACGGAAATCCTTAAACTCGTCAAAGACTGTCAGACCCTTTGGCTTAACGCCCCGATAGGCTTCCACGTTGTCTGATCCATCGAGCTTTAGGAATGAGCCGTTAGCGAATGTAATCCGCATTTCCTGTTCATTGACCTTAGTAATCCATGACTCCGGGCCAAAGGTCTGCACGCGCCTGGACGCCCAGAGGATCTCTCTAGACTGCTTCATGTACGGCGAGAAATAGTAGTTCTCTGATCCTGGGAAGGTCCATGCCCACCGCCAGAGCAGATAGGAGACTAGCTCGGTCTTGCCGAAGTTACGCCCACACTGAGCAAATACGTCCTTTTTACGGTCGGCGATGAGCGCCTTACCTATCGTGACCTGAGCCTCATGGGGTTTCCACCGCTCATGAAGCTCCTTTAGGCCACGGGCAATACGCTCAATCTCAGGATGATAGGTCATTCAGCCTTCTGAGTAATGAACGGATCGTTGCTCAGTACGTTTTCAATCTCTTTAGGGGAAAGCGTTTTAACCTCTAGGTTTTGTTTCTGCTCAATCTTGTCAGACATACCCAATTCGTTTTTAGATAACCAGATCAGGATAGTGACATTGCCATTTAGGGCAAGCTCCCACATTTTCCTTCTCAGGCTCATTTTACCTTCGTTCCGAGCGTCTTTTATTTGTTCCGCAAAACGCCTATGCAGGGTGTCAACTGACACCCCAAGGACCGAAGACATTTCCTCTTGATTGCAGTGAATGGCGGCTAGTTTACGAAGCAGGTTCTCGTCTACGGGTTTAAGCGGTCTGGCCATGCGTCACCCCTGCCTTAATCTCATCCCACGCCACGCCGTCTTCACGGTGCGCTTTTTTGCCCGTATACTTCTGCCAGCGGTCGAGAATCACGCCGCAGTAATGCGGGTCAAACTCCATTCCATAAGCCGATCTGTTTGATTTTTCTGCGGCTATAATGGTTGTTCCACTACCGATAAAAAGATCTAAAACTTTTTGATTTGGTTTTGTACTGTTTAAAATAGCCTCTTCCACAAGCTCGACGGGCTTCATCGTTGGGTGCAAATCATTTCTTAGAGGCTTCGGGAAATCCCAAACGCTGGTCTTTTTTTGACCATCTCCAAAAAACTCATGCGTTCCGTTTTGTTTCCAACCGTACAGCATTGGCTCGTGTTTATAGTGGTAATCGCATCGACCTAAGACGTGATTGTTTTTTACCCAAATAAGCATGTGCTTTAACTGAAAACCGGAACGGATTATGCTCATCATCATCATCATCATCATCAAGTCCCCACCCTGCGGGCTTGCGATGTAATAGCTAGATTTTTCTGTCATTACTAAATGCGCGTTTGAAAGAAACGTAAACCAAAACTCGTTCATTTCTTCGGGCGATCGATGATCGTTCTCAATGGGCTTGGTAAGCCTATGGCCTGTCCCAAGCCCATTGAGATATTTGTTTTTATCTGTGTAAGAGACCCCGTAGGGCGGGTCTGTCCAAAGTAAATCCGCCTTTTCCCCATCCATCAGCCGCTCAACGTCAGTGATCGCAGTCGAATCCCCACACATAAGACGATGCTTCCCAAGGATATAGACTTCACCCTTGACGACTTTAGGCTCTGGGAGTGCATCGGGCACTTCGTCCTCATCACACTGAGGCTCTATCTTTTCGATTGGCTCAATGACGAAGTCTTTAATCCCTAACAAGTCGATATCGAAGTCAGGCCCAAGGTCGAGCATATCGGAGTTAATCCCTGATAGGTCGAGCTCACTCCACGACGCAATGGCATTATCAGCGGTTAGGTCTGCGTACTCCTGCGCCTCGTCGGTGTAGTCTTGAAAGCTGACTGGTACTTCTTTGAGCTTGAGTAGCTTTGCAGCCTCGAGACGCCCGTGCCCAGAAGTAATAAAGCCCGACCGCTTGCTGACCTTAATCGGGTACCGCCATCCCTGATAATCAAGGATCTTAGCAAGCCTCTCGATCTGTTCTTTCGGGTGGCTGTTTCTGTTCTGTGGATTGGGTTTCAGATCCTTAATCGCGACTAAGCCATCATGAGCGCAGTGGACAATCATTGTGCTTGCTTCCGAGCTTTTCTGTCAGCTTTACCCTCAGCCTCGATCTTCTGCTCAATCGTCTCAGCAAGGAGAATAAGGTCAGCGACGGTCCAGTCCTTGAAACGCTCGTGATAGTATCGCTGAATCTTATCGTCCACTAGGCTATCTACCTGATCTTTGAGCCTTACGAGATTGATCTCGGAGTTAAACATTTGACTAACGTAGTCTGATGCTGCCTTAATCTCATTTAGGCAAATGTCGTGAGTCTTCTTAACAAAGTAGGTCATAATAACAGTGTTAACCAAATGTTAGACGACGAGCAACTAAAATACTACAAGGACCCTCAAATGCGGGGCTGGAAGTCGTTTAAAACAGCTCCTGGGAAGAACTGCTACACCGTTCGCTGTTACGCTCGCGCTGATTATGAATTGTTAAGGAACAGCGCAACCCTAAGCCGTCGTGAACTGCTCTGCTCAAGGTGTCTAAAGAATAGACAGCGAGCTTTAGGGCTAGTTGAGATAGTGCACCCTGAAAAAGAATAACCCCGGTCTTTACTTTGCGTATCAACCAGGGTTACTAAGAATTTGCGTACTCTTGTCCTCATTTCTGCCTCTTCTGGCAAATGTTTACAAGCGAAAAGTAGCAACAGGATTTAACCCTAGCTGTTAAAACAGGGTTACAAGGTCAACGCCGGGACCGATGATTGAAAGATCATCATAACCGACAGGATTAGCTTAAGTTGCCAAGCCAGAGTGAACAGATTCGGTCAGATTGACCTCTTCACTTTAAGCACCGCTCGTTAACGGTAGGACGCCAATAATTGCGGGCAGGGGAAAATGGGTGCAGCGAGCTTAGGTACTGATCCGGGAGTAGAACGAACTTGATACGAGCTGGAAACGCCTATCGTCTGGGACTAGCCATACCAGTAGACAGTGACAGGGGAATACCTGAGAGCTTGAGCAGTCGAGCTTTGAGTTAGCCCCCTGGACAGGCAGTAAGTATCGGGACGAACATAGCCTTTAATGCTTGCTAGCTATCATCCGTGGTAGGTAGGGGAATTGGCTACTATTGTCTTTGCTCGACGAAATGTTAATCTTAGGCTCGGAGGACTCCAAAATGAAAGAATCAGGATACGGAAGCCAGGCGGCTTCAATGAAGTCAAAAGGTGGTGGCGGTAAAGACGCCGCTGCTTATTCAGAGAAAGCAGGCGCTCAAGCTGGTGCAGCTCGTAAAGGTGCAAAGCTCGACAGTGCAGGCGGTGTTGCGAAGAAAGATGAAGCGCAGTACAAAGAAGCCTGTAAGGACGAGTAGTTCTTACTAAGCTGTGTTCTCTCTCAAGGGGTTAGAGGTATTTTACTTCTATCCCCTTTTTCTCATAGACAATGTATTACACTCATTATAACTCACCGTTATATGAACACAGTCATTAAAATTACCAAGGTACACTCGATAGAACCTCATCCCGAGTACAATGAAAAGTGGATTGCAGCTATCCAGACCGAAGGATCTGACAAGGCTATTAACTACTGGATCTCTCATAAGCAGATGACGAGCCTTCAGAAGAACCTAGATAGACCTAGCCTCTATGCAGCCTTCGATACCTCAAAGCGGTTCCCTCGTTTCATCTGGGCGGGTAGCGATAAACTCTGGCTCACTAGCACCTTCTGTAAGGACCCCATTCAAGACGCCATAGATGCCCCTAAGAGCTTCGAAGAGGCTCAATCGCACCTGACCGCAATTAAGAAGAAAGTAACAGCACCACAAGCCCCTGAGCGCGAATGGGACGAAGCTGATCTACCGTTCTGAGGATAAGATGAAACTAGACGTAAACCTAAAGCAGCTAACCACGACAGAAGTAAACGATAAGACGATCTGCCTCCGTATCCCACAAGAGGACTTTGAAGACCTCAAGGCCATTAACGGCAACATCTCTCAGGTAGTCCGTGGGCTAATCGAACAGTTCCTAGAACAGTACAAACAGGAGAACCGTAAATGGACACGAAACAAGTAGCACTCCCTCAACACTTTGGAGTCGATCAAATCGAGCGCATGGCCGTAGCCTTCGCTAAAAGTGGGTTGTTCGGCATTAAGACCCCTGAGCAGGGCGTCGCTTTAATGCTCATCGCTCAAGCCGAAGGAATGCACCCTGCTATTGCAGCTAGAGATTATCACGTCATTCAAGGTCGTCCTGCACTGAAAGCAGACGCAATGCTAGCTCGCTTTCAAGCAGCGGGCGGAAAGGTAGTTTGGAATGCGTACTCCGACCAAGAAGTTACAGGAACCTTTTCTCACCCATCAGGAGGCGCTGCCACAGTCTCTTGGACGATCACTCAAGCTAAAGCGGCAGGACTCACAGGCAAAGACGTGTGGAAGCAGTATCCTAGAGCAATGCTTCGCGCTCGCGTCATCTCAGAAGGAATTCGGACGGTCTATCCTGGCGTTTCTGTCGGGGTTTATACGCCAGAAGAACTTCAAGACTTCGATGCCAAGCCAGCAGCTAAAGACGTTGAGGCCCTACCAGTACAGGAACGTGAAGTTCAAGCCACCCCTGCCCCTGCCTTAACCAAAAGTGAGGAAGACCCTCGTCCCATGCTTATGAAACGGCTGGCTAAATCCTCATGGAAGAAAGACGATCTCAAGTACTACTGTGGCTCAGTCTTCCATATCGAAGCATCTAAAGACCTATCAATAGATCAGCTTAAAGCCTTCGTTAATGCGGTTGAGACCTCTACCTTTGAAGAGGCTATGAACAAGTATCAAGATGAATCACTGTAATGCGTGTTCAGGGTCAGGCATGACGCTAGACCCTGTTCTCTTTCGACGGGGTGTGTGTGGGGTATGTCATGGCAAAAATGATCAACTGTCCAATGTGTGCGACGATCAAAGCGTTCAATCAAGAATTGATGAGGGTCAAGGGCGTGTACCAGAGCTACGATCCAAGGTCCTGCAACTCGTGTGGAGGCTCTGGAAGGGTCCCTGAAGTGCCTAAGTCCTATCGCAAACGACGAAAGGACCTGTCAGGGACCGAGTGGACTGAGCGCGAGCAAGAAGATGAGTGGAACCATTACATAACCTTTGAAAGGAGCATCGACTAATGGACAAAACTTATCCTAGACCTCCAGGTAAAACATATAAACAGAGAGAAAAACTTTCTGCTGAAATCGATGCTCTTCAAAAAGAAGTTAACAAACTAGAAATACTTTTGAACCGCGCAGAGAAAAAACTGGAACTCAGAGAACAGAAGCTCGGCTATCTGAAAGGTGAGGTTAACTTGTGGTTAACTCTCTACTTTATGAAAGAAACATCGAATGAGGGATCATTAGAAAATGGATAAGACAATTGAAACGCAAGGCATCCAAGTAAGCCGATTCATCGAAGTAGATCCTGATAAACTCATCGAACTGGGCCATAGGCTCAAGGCTGCGGCCTTTGATACCTGCTACCCAGGGCAATCGGTGACCGCTTCACTGACGACAGAGATCACGCTCTATTATCATCCCGATAAAGAGTACTGTAAGCCCATCCATAAGGTAGGAGATCAGGCTCCAAGGTTAGACTCATGAATGAACATGTTGGGTGGGTGTGGGTAATAGGAGCAATTTTAGCCTTCCTCTTTATCCGAGGGGTAGATCGGTGCGATGATTAGGCATCCTAAGGGGGGATTATGCCATTGAAAAAAGGGTATTCTGATAAATCGGTAAGCGCCAACATTTCTGAGCTGATGAAAAGCGGTAAGCCTCAGAAGCAGTCAATCGCTATCGCTCTGGACGCTAAACGGGAGGCTTTAAAATCGTGGAAGAAAAAGAAGTCGTCCGAAAAGTAAAGAAGCGCGGCGGGCATAGCGTACCTATCAACTGTATGAAATGCGGTACGCTTACCCCTCTTAATGCTTACGAGCTTTGCGCTGAGTGCAGAAAGAGAACGTGTAAGGACTGTAAGACCGTCTTTAATCTCAGCAAAAGTCTGTTTGACCGCTGTTCTCCATGCCAGTTAGCGCGTCGAAACCGTTTAAAACATCATCAAGACTTCTGACTAGCATGCTGATTGCTCCGAGATTAGCCATTTCCTGAAGGAATTGCTTCTGCTCAGGAGTCGCCCTACCCTTGGCGCTCTTTACCTCTATGCAGATCATCCGGCCATTCCAGATGCCGATAATGTCAGAAGTACCCTTCTGTGAGAACGGATCATTCGAGCGTCTGAAAGCCTTACGAACTGGATCGTAAGTGCCCATGCTCTTATTCTTCCAAGCCTTTGTCTTAGGCTGATAGTTAAGCCACGCTAGAATCGAGCGTTCAATTTCTCGTTCGGAGGGAGTCGATCTTACTCTCGATGCGCTCAAGCCTGCGCTGTAGCTCTGTTTGTCGCTCCCTACTGATCTCTTTCGTTTCAAATGTTTCATAGCTCCATGAGACTAGAGCCATACTGGAGGCAATCAAAGCAGAAAGAGCACCGACAATACCACCTACCCCTTTAACCAGTTCATCGCTCATCTGCTACACCTCTTCTTCATGTAGTTTAGCAGAAGCTCAAAATCTGTGGGAGATAGGCAGACATAATTAGTAGCGTCAGGCAATGGAATAATAGACGTTAACCCATCAGCCGTGGAGCACTGTAGTTCCTGTCTATCTGAATCAAGTAAGCAGACAGTAACAGCAGGGCCGCTGCCTCTACACGAGACAAGGCTAAAGACGCTTAATAAGAGCAGCAATCTTTTGAGCAGCATCGGTTCTGTCTTTCGGTGTTTTAGCTTCACGGGCCTGCTTGAATGCTTCGGCTGAGTCGATTAAGAATCGCTCTGGATTATCGCCAAAGGTAGACTTCATCCAAGCCACGATCTCAGTGATGAGGCTCACCATGGCGGGGACCGCTTTAAGGAGGGTAAAGAGACCCGTGAAGAATTGCATGACCTTACTTGCGCGAGAACTTGGCAAGGAAGTCTATAACGCCCTTCAAAGCCTTTTCAGGCTGCTCCCCTGGGATTAAAAGAGAGATCGCAACAACACCAGAGAGAACACCCATAACGCCCGACACAACATCAGGGCCGTGAGAAACTAACCACTTACCTACCTCAAGTAACTTTTCCATCTTTCCCCCCCAGGGCTAATTCAATAGCCGATAAATGCAGCCTTACCTTGTCAACGTACTGTTGGTTCTTGTAGACCCCGTTAAGGTTCTTAATAGGGCTACCAGCATTATAGGCCGCAATAATATCGTCGCGCTCTTTGTACTTAGAGGCAAGACGCTTTAAAAACTTAGCAGCGTACTCAATGTTAGTCTTCTCATCGAATGCCTGGAAGATCGGACCCTTTAAGCCAAGCTCACGGAGCAGAGCCCCCATAAGCTGGCAGAGCCCAAAGCTAGTCATTTGAAAGACTGTCTCAGTAGCCTCAGTAATGCCGTTAGCAGCCGCATTCTCTTTCGTCTTGTACAGCCATTTGTAATGGGGCTCGAAGCGTACCGCCCACTTATTGTTAGAACTCTCAGTCTGAATAATGGCAGCAAGCAAGTTCTTAGGTACGTTCTGCTCGTCTGAAACGTCCTCAATAATAGACCAAGGAAGACGCATTACCCAGGCGTTCTGGCTCATTTGGTTTCCTCAAGTTTCTTTAAGATATCAGGTCGATCTTCTTTAAGATCAGGCTGCTTAATAGCCCGAACAGCAAGTGGTGGTTTAGCCTTCTTCCCCATCATAATCTCAGCGATATCGCTTGAGCTGATAGGCTTGCCTTTACCTACTGCGCTCATCATTTGAGCCTTTTTTACCGACGAAAGATCAGAACTAGAGATATCCTTCATCATGCTAGGCACTTGATCAGGACTAACGGTAATCTCTTCAGGCTGAGATACCGATATAGACCTGATAAGGTCAGTCTTTAGTTGAGAGATTACCTCTTTCGGTAACCCTGCGTAGACCTGTTCAATCTTCTTAATGGTCGGGATACCTTCGATCTTTAAGTATCCATCAAGAACCTTCTGAGTCATGCGTGGACCGAAACGATCGACAAGACCGCCGAACCCACCGCCAAGACCAGCGATAACAAGTGATGACGCTAAATCACCAGTCAGTGAAAATGCAGCCGCACCAGATCCTAGAGCCCACATATTCACGTTTCTACCACCAATTCTAAACTCTTTACCGAAGTCTTGAGCAAGCCTAAGATCGTCGATAAACCGAGAGAAGTCTTGCCCACTCATTTGAGTTAGGTTCTTAAGATATTTAAGATACTCAGGGTTTCTTTCGCTCACAGCCGTTTGAATTGCACTAATGTTCGTCGATGGACGAGCAAAAGGACCAATCTCGGTAATCTTTTGCCGCACTCCTTCGATCATCGCTTGACGGGCAGCTAGTTGTTTCTCTGCTTCAGTAACAGCCATGGCTCTAGGTCCTGCAAGGATGGGAGCAAGCGCAGCTTCTTTAGCTCCAGGCATCTGCATTCCTTTGAGAGTAGCCTCAGTAGTCCTAGCCTCTTGCCCGAGTGGACCCGCCATCACACGAGCTTCCACCCCACCTAATTTTAGCGCACTCTGAGCGGTCTGGATATCTTGTATAGATTGCTCAAATGGTCGGTTAACGGCCTTACCAAGATTAAGCAGAAGCTGTCTCTCTTGATCCATTTGAGGAAGATCAATTCTCGCCACGCGAGTCGCAGCCTTCTCAAGTGTTCCGAAGGATTTATTAGCTCTACCCAAAAGATCAGTGTTTGATGCTAACTGATCCATAAGTTCTGCATACTCTGGAATATCTTTAAGCTGCTCATCAAATGCGCGACGGATCGAGCGAAGTGCCTGTTGAGCCGAAGAGGTAAAGTCACCAGCACCTAAAGCAGCCTGCCAGTCTTGATCAAGCTGTTGAATCTTCTTTTTGGCATCACTTGTAGAAAGGATATTCTTATACCGTTTAAGGTCTTTAAGGTATCCTTCAATCTGCTTGTAGGCTTGCGCAGAAGCACCAGCAACAGGCGGTTTGCCTTGGATCTTAAGTGAATCAAGAGCCTCTTGAGCAGCTTGCTTTGCTGGCTCTACCGATACAACACGCCCAGACTTCTCAAGGATCTTATAGCTTTCAGCAGACTGCTTCCTAACTGTATCTTTTAAGTTTTCAACAGCAAGGACCGCCTGATCACGGATACCTTTTTTACCCGCAGTCATGACAGCTTCAGTATCCGCCTTAGCAGTCTTGATAGCGTCATTCAGCCTAGCTTGAGCATTTTTCTTCGCTTCACCAGCGTTAAACTTAGCAGTAGCAAACTCAGAAGCACGATCCCTCACTTCTGAATCAAGAGCATTTTTTGCGGCAGTCAACGCCTCTTGTGCCTGCTCCGCACCCACCTTACCGTCTTCAACTGCCTTATTAAGCTGGTCAACATAGCCATCAAGGGCTTCTTTAATCTGAGCAGGACTCTTTGCTCTAAAGACCGCTTGAGGATCTTTTAGATATTGCTCAATAGAATCGACGTTCACTCCACCGAGAGCAGCTAGAACCTTTTTTGACCCACCAGGCATCGCAGCGATACCTTTAGCAGCCGACGTTAATCCACCACCCAAAACTCCACCGAACTTAGCCGCACCAAGAACGTCAAACTCTTCTGGAGCAGCCGCCCCAGTAGGTACTTGGATTGCTCCTTTAAGGGCTTCTGCACCACCAGCACCCACCGCACCACGAACAGCGGCCTGACCTATAGCCGTAGGAACTTTAGCACCAGCAAGACTCGCCAGTGCCTCAGTAGCGCGAACAGGAGCAGTCAACACTTTAGCAGCCTGAGCACCGCGAGCAGCCTGAGCACCGCGAGCAGCCGTAGCAAGACCGCCAGATGCTAAACCAGAAAGGACACCACCAGCTATCTCAGCGGGAAGTGCAATCTCTGGAAGTTTAGCTTCAAGACCTTTACGTCTAGCAATATCCTTTTGATATTCCTGCTTAATCGCCTCACCGCTAACAGCCTGCTTTGCGAACTCACCGATAGTCTCAGCATCAAAGCCAGCGTCAATTAAATTGCTAACCACAGCATTAAGACCAGCGATCACAGGCTCAGACGCACCTAAAGTAATACCTTCAAGCGCAGACCTTCCAGCAGTTTCAATCTTCTCAGACATTGGAACAGTAGGTTCTTCGATCACTTCAAAAGGTTTTGAAGGATCAAAGGCGGGCTTTGCTTTTACAGGTTCAAACGGCTGAGATGGGTCGAAAGCTGGTTTTGCCATAGTTTACTCGTATTGTCCTGTAGCGGGGTTAAGAGTGTACTCAATTCCATTTTGCATGATTCGCTTAGGCTTAGGAGCAGCTTGGGCTTCTTTTATCTGTCCTGGCAGTGTAACCCCACGCGTCTTCACCGCTGGAGCAGACTGTGGGGGTTGAGGAGTAGCAAGCCTAGATACGTCATACCCACCCGCCCCGAGCGTTGAAAGTTGAGAGGCTTGTTCTGTCGCTAAAAGCTCTCGCACGATACCCACTTTTGCTCGTGCTACTTCAGGCGTATCAGTAAGGTTTGGAAGCATTTGTCTATATCGAGCAATATCCTCGTCAGTCAGCTTGCCGCCCTCTAATGCGACACCGATTTTTTGTGCGGCTAGTTTCATGCGAGCATCAAAGGCAAGGGTCTCTGTTGCGTAAGGGCTCTTTCCGAAAAGTCTACCCAGAGCAGGACCCATGAAATCGGCATTTTTATCGATTTCTCTTTCAATGCCATTCAATTGGTCTTCTGAGCTTTTAAAACCAGCCAAAAGTTTAGTCTGTTCTCCGGTAAGAATCTTTCCTTTATCTGAGTCTTGAGCCTTTTTACCCGCTTCGCGCTCTTGAGCAATGACTCCGCGCTCTTTAAGCTCAAGTTCTTTCTCTTTGAAACCCTCTTCTCTCGCCGCTTTTTGGATATCTTTTTGAGATTTTAAAAGCTCTAACCCGATCTTTAACTTTCTCTCTTCTTCTTTTTCTTTAGATTCTTTCTGTGCTTTCTCAAGTTCTGCTGCTGTTTTTAAAGTCTCTTTAGATGCTTCTGCACCAGCGATACCACCGAGTGATCCTCCAAGACCATACCCAACAAGAGCAGGAGCAAGAGCGATAAGAGAGCGAGCAAAGATTTCTCCAGCGCTCATTGATTTATCTTTACTTGCTTTCAACTGCTCTTGAGCGAGAGCAAGTTTAGTCTCTGCATCTGCTTCAGCGTAAGTAGGGTCTGCTTCAAGTTTAGTCTGAAGTTTTGCGAATACTGGTGACGCCTCTTTAGCAAGAGAAGGAGAAATATCGCCTTGTTTTAGAGCAGCTAGTTGAAAACCCTGCGCCTTTTTAAGTTGTTTATCGTCTGCAAAATAATCTTTAAGAAGCGTAGGAGACTCAGCAACAGTCTTAATTTGCTCTTTTGAGTCTGCTTCCATAGCCATAAGATTTTCAAGAATACGGCTCTGATTGGACTTGTTAGGATCTTCGATATCAATAGCCATGAGCCACCTTCTTAGCTTTCAGCTTACCGATGAGCCGACAGACTGGAAGTCCTACAAGCATCATAATCTTGCCGACTAAGTTAGGCTTAGACCCTACGCCCATTTCATAGGCCATCTGTTTGGCCCAAGGAGTAGCGATAATGCAGGTAATATAAGTAACCGTCGGGCTCGCTTTCATCCAACCGACAACAGTCTGAGCCCAAGCATGATATCCGGCCATGACTTCAGGGTCTTGAAGTTTTCCGAAAGCCTGGTCAGCTTCATAGATTGTCTTGTCCATAAGACCCTGTTGGTAAAGCTCTGTGCAGATAATTTTACCACCAGCTTCAGCCGCTTCTTTTTGGCCTTGGGCGTAAGTCTCAGCCTCTTGCTGTTGAGCCTCAAGAGCAAGTTGAGCTTGATAAGCCTGTTCAGCAGCAAGTTTAGCAGACAGTTCTTGAAACTGTCGTTCCTGCTCATTTTGATAAGCAGTCTGCACAGCGCCTTCGTACTCACCCAGAGCTTCGCGTTGACGCTGCGCTTGTCTCAGCATCATCTCCTGATCCATTGCGCCTTTTTCTTGATACGCACGTTGAGCCATTTGAGCTTGAAGGGCAGCAGCCGCACCGCCTTGAACTCCGCGCTGTGCAAGAGCAGCTTGAAGCGCACGTTCACGCTGTTGCTGTCCCGCCTGTTGACCAGCCGCCATCTGAGCTTGCATCGCTGCAAGTTCAGGAGCGTTGTAGCCCTCAAGCGCAGACTTTCGTTTAGCAAGGGTTTCTTGCTGCTCTATCGAACCAGTCGTTGCGACAGATGCGATCTGTTCAGGAGTATAGCCCTCAAAACGCTTCTGAGTCTCTTCAAGCATCAGCGCCTTGCGCTCTTTTTCGGCCTGGGCAGCAGCAGCATCCTCCTGCGCTTTTCTCTGCTTTTCTGCTTCACTTTCGGCCTTTTGCTTTTGTTCAAACTCCCATTGAGAGTAGGAACCCGTCCCCCTCTCATAAGGGTTTTGACCTGCCGAGCTTGTACTTGTTCTGGTACCCATACTCACCTCATTAGAATAATCGTCGCGGTTATCGTCGAACCGCCCGAGTTTCTGAAATACACTACTGTATCAGTCCAAGGGGTTGAGCTGTCATCTATTGTGGAGCCAGATGCACGAACGATCAACCGCTTGGATGGAATTACCCCTAGATTATGTGGATAAGGCACTGTTGCGCCAGCAGGAAGCGTAACCTCAAGGATCTGAGTCTCAAAGTTGTCCTCAAACTTGAGCTTCAGTAACCCTGCCTGTAACTCCCTAAGACTTAAAGACAGCCCGACAGTAAGGTATTGTATCACCTCTTCGATCGTCTGAGCCGTCTTTAATGTCCTAAACCCGCTAAACTTAGCCATTAGCGTTTAAACCCAGGCGCATACGGCGCATTGATCTCAAGCTCGTACCCAGTCACGGCAATGTTAGCCTGTGGCTCGTCATTACGCAGGATCACTCGAAGAGAGGTAGCGCGGCCATTAGATAGCTTATGTTTTAGTCCAACAGTTCCAGGAGAACCGTAAGGATCAACCCCATATTCCATCGTCCCGTATCCGATACCCTCAAACGTAATCGAGCACTCAGAGATAATCCCGTCTGCGTTGAAGTCTTTTTCTGTTTGAATGTCGATCGTGAAATCAGAATCTACGGGCTCTGAGCTGTAAATCTTGATCCGCTGAAAGTTCTTTAACACAGCAGGATCTCCCATGAACTCCCACGGGCTTTTGTAGATTAGCTCAATCGCATTATCGTGATCCTGATAATCAAGAAACGTGCCAGTATTCTGAAAGCGGTACAGATAGCTTTGAATAGACGTAGACCCACTACCAGCTGCAGAGTCTCTTCGCTCAACAAAGTAAATTTCTCTGCTACTGTCTTCAGCGGTAATCCCGCCAGTCATATCGAGGTTAGACCAGATCACCCAAGCGTCACGAGTGTAGTCGTAAACAAGCGTCTTGCTATTACTATTCGTGTACCGCTCAGCGCCCTCAGTAGTCTCTGTAGGCAAAAAGACAATGTACCGCTCACCGATACGATCATTAAACCCAACAGCTCGTTTAATCGAGAAACTCTCTGTAGAGCTTAGACCACGCCTAAAGAACAGAGGGTCTAACCTGCTATTGAGCTGGTTAGTGGGATCACTACCAAGTCCTTTGGGCAAGGCCGCTCCCGTCATAACTCTCGGACCTACGTTTGACAGGAAACAGATCGTTCCTCGGACATCCTGAATCGTCGCATGAGCAGCACAGCCGACGTCTTGCGTGAGCACGTCTACCCTGAACGATTGATTAGGAACGTCACCCGTGACGGCGTGAATTGCCCTACTTTGAAAAATTAAGAAACTCTCAGCACTCGGATGAATGCCCGTAATAATATCGCCTTGAAGATTCGTAACCGTGAATTGGTTAGATACCAGTGGGAAGTACTCAGGATTACCGATATCAGAGAAGCTAACCTGATTTGGTAGGCTTATGTTACCCGCCGTCACCATGATATTCTGATAAGCTGAAATGTACTTTCCGTTAACAGGGGGGGATCTGTCAGTCACAGGTTCAAGGAATTGAGCAGCAAGACTAGCGTCAGCCAAATTATCAACAAAGGTCTGGCTTGAGACAAAAGAGTTATTTGGGATCTCAACAAGCTCGAAAAACAGCGTAGGAGTGACGCCTGTGTTTTTGTTGCGAAGAATCCTGATTCTCAGGTTATTTGAGATTACGTTCCGGCTGTTAGTCGTCGAGCTTGTGTACCCGATCGAGTTATCGACAGTAACAGTCGTGGCCCCTACAGATACCACCTCACGAGTCACATAGGCAGCAGTTACCGTGTCCCAAAGATACGCAGTATCTCCGGCCTTAATGGTATGGCCTGCGCTGACAGGAATAGCAGTCCCCGTAGCGGTAGCCGTAATTAAAGCGCAATTCGTGTTAAACCCAGAGCCAGCCTGGATGCTAGTGACCGTAACGGTAGCAGGATTAACCGAAGGTTGAGTAAATAGATACTCAGAGCTGTAAACGGTATTTCCTTCAATCTGATTGCCGTTAGCGTCTATTTGTACGAACTGCTCACGCCAGACATAAAGGTTAGCACCAGCCGTACCCGTAGCAGACACAGTGAAAGTTCCTGTAGACCCATCGGTCGCAGGAGGAAGTCCAGCACGGTAAACATTCTGCCCATCGTACTTGAGAACTGGATCATAGCCGTTTGAAAAGTAGATACAGTTTTGAACCTGAACAGAGCTTACGTTCTCAAAGTTAACCGCATTCTTATTAGTCTCAGATCCCTGTAACGGACCAGCCTTACCAGCCTGAGCAATGACGTTAAGGTTCTCCCAATACTTAGCTACGCAAGATATCGGGCTACTCACGATTGAGGTAAGCGGTATTGTCTTAATGAACGAAGCAGGAGTGTTGACGTTGCCAGTTAGAACAGCAGTAAATCCGGTAAGAGCATTGATCGCAGTCGTCAAACTGTTGACGCTGTAAGGCCCCCCCACGTCTACACCTAGACCTAAGCCTTGGTTAAGAACCTCGGTAGTTCCTTCCTCAATGATCATCCGGTACTGATCCGTAGCAACATCGAATCCAACTTGAATGTTACAGACCGAGTTAGAGCCAGAGTAGGTAATGACGATCTTTGCTTCTGCTAACCGCTGTACTGTGTTTGAGACGCCCAAAACTTCCGGCTGTTCGACCCCGTTAGAGTCGATTCGGTTATAGGTGAATATCCCGTACTTAGCACCCGGCTCAGAATGAGGCTGATAACCACGGCGTTTCTCAATACTTCCCGTAGGAGTAAACTGCACATTTTGAATCTCAGTAGCAAAGTTCTCGGGGAATTGTAGGTCATTAGACTTAAAGTCCACCCCGTAGAAGTTCTGGTATCTCTTAATGTGCTGATACTGTGGCATTTAGAAGCTGTCCCATCCAAGATATTGAGCGTCCAAAACTGGAACGTAATCAGGATCATTGTCAGGTTCAGCAAATGCTGTCTGAAGTGTACCCTCTACTCGGATTAACACCTGTCCTACCGCTGCTGAATCTGAGCTTGAGTCTCTTACTAGAATCCTAGCGTTGCAGTACTCTAGCAAGTACTTTTCACAAACGTCTGGAAGCTGGCTAAACTGAGTGCTTTTCTTTCCACGCAGTACGCAGTCACCAGCCGCGATAGTCTCACCAGTTTGATAGGTAAATCCTGCCGATATGGTTACGACCCCGCTCGTGGAAATGTCATCAATCGGGATAGACTCCATTTTAACCACGCCATCTTTATCAGTGATTGAAATGTAGCCCTCTTCTAACAGCGCATCCCGATCGAAGAGCAGAGCGTCGTCAAGGATCAGCGTAGAGATAGTATTACCTGCGCCTAAAGTCACAGTTTCGACCGTAGCGCGTTTGATATCGAGTCTAGGGATAGCCTTTTGGTAACTGATCCGAATGGTTCCTGAGCCGCTTTGAGGAGCTGGCTGAAGGAGGATTTGATTGCCGTTCCTAATGTAGAAACTAGGGTTAGTCTCAGACCCATTCAGGCGTTCTTTCAAGCTACCCTTCTTAATCGAGTAGTAGTCTTGAGTAAGACCCGTAGGGCTGAACTCGATCATATCGATACGAGTACCCAAGTAAACGTCTGAAGGGATCGTGTAGCCCTCTTGCCCCTGCACAAGCTGAACTACCTTTTGAGCCATTAAGATATGAGGGAAAAGAGCATTCAACTTTGAGTGAATCTCCTCTTGTCCA